CATTTTATTAGATAATTTTTCATCTATCACAGGTTCAAATTTTGGTGCATCAGATTTTGATGACATAAGGTTTATGGCAACAACAGTGCCAGCATCAAATACTATTACCATCACAATGCCGTCTAATGAATCAGGATCTGGTGCAACAACATCTGGTGGTATTAGAGTTAGACATTACTATAGAGTAGGACCAGACGTGCAGGCACAAGGTTTTGGTTGGTCTCTTGGATCTTGGGGTGGAGAAGCTGTAGGAGCATACACAACTGTTTTATCATCAGACATATCAGCAGCTGCTACAAGTATAACTGTAAACGACGCGTCACAACTACCAAGTTCTGGAACAAATTTTATTAAGATTGGAACAGAGGAAATATCTTACACAGGTATATCTACAAACACATTAACAGGTGTAACAAGAGGTGTAAGAAACACAACGGCAGCATCACACACCGCAGGTGCAACAGTAACAAACACATCTGACTTCGTAGCATGGGGTGAGGCAGCATCTGGTGACTTAATCATAGATCCTGGTATGTGGTCTATTGATAACTTTGGTGACAAAGCTATTTGTTTAATTGTAGACGGTGAAGTATTTGAATGGAACTCTGCAGCGACAAACGCAACAGACTCAAGAGCAACTATTATATCTGGTGCACCAACAGCTTCAAGACACATGCTT